AATTGTTTTCAAGTGCTGCATTGAATACCAAAGAATTCACGGAATTTATTGAGTTAGTAGATAGAGAGCTGATAGTTAAATTTTTCGGGATTGACACGAGTCCGTTCTGGAAGATGGTTGATGATGGAGTACCGTTTTAGACGTTGCAAGCTGATAAATCAGCAAAGAGGGCTAAAATGTCAGATTGGACGAGAAAGTTTTATTTATCGGCAGCTTGGTTACACAAACGAGATGAGATATTAAAACGAGATAATTATGAATGTCAAAACCATAAACAACGTGGATTGTTTGCTAAAGCAACATGCGTACATCATAAACAGCATTTAAAAGCTAGGCCTGATTTAGCATTAGTAAACGATAATCTTATTAGTTTGTGTGACAAATGTCACAACGAGGAACATCCGGAGAAATTATTGATAAACAACAAAAAGAAGTTTGTTAATGAAGAAAAGTGGTAATAAGTGGACTTATATATTAATTATTAATTAATATATTGTTAAGTAATATATGATTATTTATTAAATTATTAATTAAAGCATGATTAATGATAAATTAAAGTACCCCCCGGGTCAAAAATTTGAATTCTCCTAGAAAATGCCAGACCGGGGCGGGGACAGGACAATTTAAATTTTTTGAAATTTTCATGTGATGGGGGGTGGGGATAGTGTCTACAAAGAAAAACGAGATTAAAAAAGACTTATTGGCGCAGCTTGAACGCAATGGAATCGCTGGAAAACACTACCTTGACCTCGTCGAGGATTATATCGCGTTGTGGGAAATCAAAAATATGTTGATCGCCGACATTAAAAAGCGTGGTGTGTCCATTTATTGGTGTAACGGCGGTGGTCAAGAAGGTTATAAGAAGAACGATAGTATTGCCGAACTTAACAAAACCAATGCCCAGATGTTAAAAATACTTTCGGAACTCGGATTAAAAGCGGAAAAGCAGGATTTAGGTGGGGAGGGCAATGACGAGATGTAGAAATTATCATCCGTATATCGACGCTTATATGGATGGTGTTAGGTCTGGAGAAATAATCACCGGCAAAGATATCCTGGCGGCTATGGATTACATCGAAATTAAATTAAACAACCCCGATGTAATCATCAGAACCGATATGATAGATAAAGCAGTCGAATTAATCGAACGTTACTTCGAGATTAAACTCTTCGACTGGGAATTATTTGTAATTGCTCTTATCCATTGTTACTACAAATCATCTGACACAGTTGTATTTGACGAAATCTTAATCATGACGGGCCGGGGGAATGGGAAAAATGGATTTATTAGTCCGGTATCGTGGTATGTAACCACTCATTATCATGGAGTGATGGAATATAATGTTGACGTTATAGCCAATGCTGAAGATCAGGCGAAAACGAGCTTTGATGATGTCTATAACGTACTTGAGCGAACCTCTGAAAAGTCAAAGAGGTTTTTTTATTGGACAAAACAGGTTATTAACAACCTTAAGACTAATAGCTATATAAAATACAACACATCGAACGCCAAAACTAAAGATGGCAAACGGTCTGCGTGTCTCATATTTGATGAAATTCACGAATATGAGACTTGGGATGTTATAAAAGTCTTTACGTCCGGTTTTGGAAAGAAAAAACACAGCCGAACGTTTTATATTACCACTCAGGGATATGTCAGGGGTGGCGTTTTAGATGAACTATTAAAACTAGCCGAGGATGTTTTATACGGCGGCATAAAAAACCTTGGTTTTTTACCGCTTTTATATCGTTTAGACGATAAAGAGGAAGTTCATAATCGCGAAATGTGGCATAAGGCCAATCCATCTCTTAAATATTTGCCAGAGCTGCAAAAAGAGATGGATAAAGTGTACGCTAAAATGAAATATCAACCACATCTTGCGATTGATTTTATGACCAAACGAATGAACCGCCCGGCCGAAGATATTTATGCTGCTGTTGCTGAATGGGATAAAATTGTGGCAGCTGCTAATCCGAATCGTCCTATTCCATATGACGAATTGGAAGGCCTGGATTGTATCGGGGCCATTGACTATGCTAGTATCCGAGATTTTGCTAGTGTCGGCTTGTTGTTTAAACATAAAGGTAAACGGTATTACATCGAACATACCTTTGTGTGCCACAAAGCCCTCGAAATCGAAAGCCGGCCTATTAAATTTCCGATTTACGAAGCGGTCGAAAAAGGGCTTATTACAATAATAAGGCGCGATTCTATCAGCGCGGATGATATCGCCGACTGGTTTTTAAAACAAGCAGAAAAATACCATATTATCAATATCGCCTGTGACGATTACCGCGCGAAGTTGCTGGAAAAGAAATTTACTGAGGTTGGACTTCCGTTAAAAGTGGTTCGAAGCGGACCAATTACCCATGCAAAGGTCGCACCACTTATCGAATCTATGTTCGCCGAAGAAACCATCATCTTTGGCGATAATATGACCATGCGCTGGTATATCAATAATACTTACAAAGAAATTGACAAAAAAGGAAATACAACATACCTAAAAATTGAGCCGAAAACCCGTAAAACAGACGGGTTTTTTGGTTTTATTCATGCTTTATCTTTGGACGGTGAGCTGGTAGAGGTGAATTACGAATTTGAATCGTTCGGAGTCCGAGTTTACTAATAGGGGGTTACGGTATGGGAGCCGTTTCAGAATGGTTTTTAAGCCTATTTAAAAATAATCGTCTATCCTTAAATACTGTTGTTACTTCGTTAACTACCGAAGTCTATTTTTTACAACTGGCGATACAATCGGCGGTTAATTTAATAGCCAATACGGTTTCAAGAGGCGAGTTTTTAACGTATTGGAAAGGCGAACCAATTAAAGGCGACAATTATTATCTTTTTAATGTCGAGCCAAACCAAAACAAATCGGCGTCAAAATTTTGGCGTGATGTCATTAGTAAGCTTGTTTACGAAAACGAGTGTTTAGTAGTATCACAAGGTAATAAACTATACGTCGCCGAGAGTTTCAATACCAACAAGTTTGCGTTTAAGGAAAATATCTACTCAGGTGTAGTCATCGACGGGTTTGCGCTTGATAGGTCATATGTCGAATCCGAAGTTTTTCATTTTGAGCTTCATAACGAGCAAATTGCGCAAGTGATTAATAATTTATATCGCAAATACGGCGAGTTAATCGCTGCTGGACAAGCCCATTACAAGAAAAACTACTTAAAACGCGGCACACTTGAGATGGACACCGCCTACCCTCAAACAGACAAGGCCAAAAAAGACTTGGAAAAGCTTCTTAACGAGGATTTTAAGCGGTTCTATGAGGCAGAAGGTAATGCGGTTTTACCCCTGCCGAAAGGCATGAAATACACCGAATTAACCAGTTCTTTAACATCGAAAGGAAGCGTGGAAGGCCGCGACATTCGAGCATTTGTCGATGATGTTTTCGATTATGTGGCGATTGCGTTTCAGATTCCCCCTCAGTTGTTAAAAGGCAATGTTGCGGATACCGAACAGGCTGTAGAAAACTTCCTAACATTCTGTGTTAATCCCATTGCCGAGCTGATAACCGACGAAATCAATCGAAAAATGTATGGTAAACAAGCTTATCTCGAAAAATCCTTTGTCAAACTTGATACAACCAGAATCCGAGCGGTTGATATCAAAGATGTCGCTAATGCCATGGATGTTTTAATACGAATCGGTGCGTATTGCGTTGATGATTGTCTTAAACTGCTTGACATGGAACCACTGAATACCGAATGGAGTCAGGCCAGGTGGATGACTAAAAACTATTCACCAATCGAAGAAGCCTTGAAAGGAGATGGTGATAATTGAAATTTTGCAGATAAATCGTGAATCAAATTCGAGAGGGGGTGATGACAATTAACAAGCGGTATTATTCGTTGGCGGTTGAGGATAGAGAAGCCGATATTTTTGTTTATGGTGACATTACGTCATGGGGATGTCTTGAAAGCGACGTTTCCAGCTATACTTTAGCCAAAGAAATTGAGGGATTAGATGTTGATGTTATCAACGTCTATATTAATTCCTATGGTGGCGAAGTGGCTGAGGGCCTGGCGATTTATAACCAATTGCGAAGACATAAAGCAAAGGTTAAAACTTATTGCGATGGGTTTGCCTGTAGTGCCGCGTCAGTGGTATTTATGGCTGGTGATGAGCGGATTATGTCGAACGCCTCATTACTGATGATTCATAATGCCTGGATGTATACTGCTGGCGATCCTAATCAATTAAGAAAAGATGCTGAAGAACTCGAAAAAATTACCGAGGCATCTATCAACGCTTATATGAGCCGGGTAAACATCACCGAAGAGAAGCTGAAAGAAATGATGGACGCGGAAACCTGGATTACTCCGGCAGATGCTTTGGAAATGGGTTTCGCTACGTCAATTGTTGATGGTGGTGTAAGTAAAAATGCCAGCCAAAGCGTTAAAAAGCAATTGATGTCAATGATAATTCAGCGTCAAATTGAGCAACAAAAGGCAATTCAAAATCAACCAACTCCGCAAGAGCCGGAACCAACTCAAAAAGAAAATAAACTTTTAAAAATGTTAGCGTCATTTGGCTAACGATTTTATTTTTTCAAAATTAAGGAGGTATTTTTAATGGTCAATTTAGATGTTATTAAACAAAAGAAAGCGGAAATCATGCAAAAAATGTCACAAGCCGTGAAGGATGACGACACCGAAGCGTTTTCCCAATCGTGGGATGAAATGTTTGATTTAATCCAGCAGGCTGTAATCACTGAAGCTCGGGGCATTGTCCAAGCTACCGACAATACAATTTTGGCTGGACGTGGTGTACGAGTTTTAACTTCTGAAGAAACCAGGTATTATCAAAAACTGATTGACGCCTTTAAATCCAGCAACCCTCAACAAGCATTGAGTGGTTTTGATGCAGTATTACCGAAAACCGTAATTGATGCTGTTTTTGAGGATATTACTGAAGAACATCCGCTGTTAGGAGCAATCAGATTTGAAAATTCCGGAGCTTCGCTCGAATATCTTTACTCCACTATGAGTGGGCGGTTTAAAGCCGTTTGGGGGAAACTCACCGGAACTATTACCAAAGAATTAAGCGCTCAATTTAATAAACTATCTTTCGGTCATATTAAATTGTCCGCGTTTGTGCCGATTAGTAAAGCGATGCTTGATCTCGGTCCGGCATGGCTGGATCGCTATGTGCGAACCATCCTTTATGAGGCCATTGCTAACGGTTTAGAGGATGGCATCATTAACGGTCGCGGTGTTG